TTGGATGAAGCAGAGTCCCGGATTGATCAGGCCAAGGCGGATTTGCAAGAGTTGCTGCGCGTAAAAGAAGAGGCGGCAAAACCTATTGCACCACTAGAAGAGCAAAAGCTCACGCCCAATGATCCTCCGAAGATAGCGACGGCAACCAAGGAAAAGCAAGCGGCCATTAGTGAGTCAGAACGATTCCTGAAGGCATTGAAGGAAGAATCCATGCAAGCGGGAGTAACCGGCATTGCGCTGATCGAACTAAAAGCCGGTTACCTGGGCGTTGCGGACGCCGCCGCACCGTACATACAGAAGATGCGGGAAAGTGAGGCCGCGTTGACTGCCCAGAAAGACCTTAATGCGCAGTACGCTCGCGATATGGAAAAGGTCAAGCAAATAACCTTGGACGTTGCCAGCGCGGAAGATATCTTTATTGCAAAGCAAAATGAACTGAATCGGTTGCTGAGTACCGGACAGCTTGGGCCAGACACGTACTTCAAGGCACTCGAAAAAGCCGGTGACGATATGCGCAAGACCGTCCAAGGCGGGAACCAAGACTTTGAACAACTGAAGTTCGCTGTTCAAGGATGGGGGCGGGCGGCTACTGACACGCTGGTGGATTTTGCGATCAGCGGGAAAGGTTCGTTCTCTGATTTTGCCACTTCGGTAATAAAGGATATTGCTCGGATGTATATTCAGATGAAGCTTATCACCCCGCTGTTACAGTCTTTGCCTGGGTTAAGTTTCGGCGGCGGGGGTGCCGCATCAGCCACAACGACGGCGGCATCGAGCGTATTCTCGAATCTGTTTAAAGGGTTTCGCGCCAGTGGTGGGCCAACTTCCCCAAATTCCCTGTACCAGGTGAACGAGCTGGGTACACCAGAACTGTTCGCGTCAGGCGGCAAGCAATTCTTGTTGACCGGAAACCAGTCAGGGCAGGTTACCCCGACGCAAGTAGGACGCGCAGGTGGCGGAATGGGTAACGTGGTTGTTAATTTGGTTGAAGCACCTGGAAAAGGTGGGCAGGTATCCCAAAAACAAACAGCAAGCGGAATGGAAATTGACGTGATGGTGGATCAACTTGTGGCTAAGAAAACAAAAGAACAGGGAAGCGCAACAAATCGAAGCTTACGCCAGAACTTCGGTGTGACTGACAATCTGGTGATGCGATGACCGTGGCTACTTGGCCCAGTGGGCTACCTGACGAATTGCTACAGTCTGGCTACAGTCAATCAAGCCCGGATACTGCACTCAAAACAGAAATGGAAGTAGGGCCAGCGAAGATAAGACGGCGATCAACCGCACAAGTGTACCCTGTCAAGGGAACGCTGAAACTTACGGAATCCGAACTTGGAACGCTGCGAACATTTTATGAAACTACATTGCTGGGGGGCACACTGCGATTCTCGCATAAAGACCCGGTTACACTCGCCGCGAAGGAGTTTCGCTTTACATCACCACCCGGATGGACTATGAGCAATGGTTTTTATGTTGTGCAGCTTGAGTTTGAGGTGTTGCCGTGAGTATCTCTGCGAATTTTAGAGAATCGGCCTACGCTTCCGAAACAGGTCGGGTACCTATTCTGTTGATCACTATCGATCATCCTGACATGCCTGAACCGATCTACATCAGCACTGACCCAACCGAACGGATTCTGGAACTGGATGAGGTAGTCATTTATGGGACAGTTTCGCGTGGGATAAATTTTATCTTCATGCCGATGCGGTTTAAACTGCCCGACGATAGCGACGCTGGGCCGGGAACGATGCAGATAGAGCTTGACAATGTGGATCGAGCACTCACGCAGACAATCAGGGAGATTCACACGCCGATACCATTCAAGGTGGAAATGGTGATGGACAACGCAAAAGACACAGTTGATTTGGTATGGCCGGAGTACGTGCTGGTTAATATCCAGTATAATGCCGCCACCATTTCGGGAACGCTGACACTAGACAATTTGGTTCGTGAGCCTTTCCCTGGGTTAATGTTCACGCCGGGAACAGCGAAAGGCGTATTTTTATGACAGGAAGAAAATTGACAGGTTGGGCAAATAATTATGTTGGATTACCATTTAAAGCAGATGGACGAACAAGAGAAGGCGTTGATTGCTATGGGCTTGTGTGCCTTGTTTATAAAGAACTGCACAATATTGACCTTAATCCTTTTACAGGCATTTTCGTAGCGCAAACGCCAGAGAAGATGTTGGAAATAGCCCGGATCATGAACAAGGATCGGGATAACTGGCTGCGCGGGGATAAGCCTCAGACCTTCGACATGGTGCAACTGAGAACAGGCCGCCACGCCTTTCATGTGGGCATCATGGTCGATGGTAAACGAATGCTGCATGTCGAGGAGGGAATCGATTCTGTCATTGAGAGTATCCGCAGCCCACTTTGGGCAAACCGCATTGAATGGATTTATAGACACCCATGCCTAATGTAAGACTGTCGCCCACCTACTTCATCAAGCCTACGCGGGTTGAAGTTCCACATGGCGCATCGCTTAACGATATCTCGACGGCCATTTACGCAGAGGTTGGGTTGCCCAATATCTGCAAGCAAAATGAAATGGTGATAGAGGTTGACGGGGAATACATACCAAAGGCTGAGTGGGATCGGATACCAGAGGAAAAAGCACTAGTCAATGTGTACATGCCCACAAGAGGTGGCGGTAAGAGTCCGCTGCGGCTGATCTTGGGCATAGGCTTGATAATTGCCACGGTATTCACGGGCGGGGCGGCGGCTCCGTTGCTTGGCCTAGAGGCGGGAACAATGGCGGCATTCGCGGCAAGCGCGGCTGCGTCTGCTCTTGTTTCAACCGCCGGTATGTTTCTGGTCAATGCGATTGCGCCAGTTCGCCCACCAGGTAGCAAATCGGGTCAAGCTAAGGATGGGCAGGTGTATTCTATATCAGGGGCAAGAAACCAGCTTTCGCCCTATCAGCCTGTTCCCGTCGTGTTGGGAACGCATCGATTCTTCCCGCCACTGGGTGCGAAACCCTATACCGAGCTTGTGGGAGACGATGAGTATATCCGCATATTGTTGGCATGGGTTGGGCCGTGCAAGATCGAAGACATCAAGATCGGAGATACACCACTAACCAGCTACCCTGGATTTACTGGGGATGGAGAGTCATCCTATGAGGTGCGCGAAGGTTGGGCAACAGATGATCCTATAACATTGATACCGGGTACGGTGAATCAAACCCGCGTGGACGTGAAGCTCGAAAATTCCACAGGATGGGTGGATCGAATCATGCCTGCCGGTTACGATGAGTTGAGCGTAGAGGTATCGTTTCCGCAAGGGCTTGTCCGATACAACAAATTAGGTAAGCGAAGGCCTGTAACCGTTCAATATGGCATCCGATATCGAGTTGTGGGTGACGTTGACTGGACATATCTGAGTGATGCTATTTCATTTCCAGCCGCCTCTCGGGCGATAAACACAATGGCCAATGGGGATTGGTTTGTGTCTGCGGCAATGAGCGGGGATATTGAGCTATCTCAATCCAGCTTGCCTAAGCCTGGAACTGTGGCCATTGCGAAATGGAATGTGAACTTTGGCCTAGTGTCCGGCTTGACGAACTTCTCTGGAACAGGTAAAACGGGGATGGTCGTTTCTAAGGTTGGTAGCAATATAAAAATGACGGCAGGAAGTGTTAAATTTCCTGAGAATCCCTTTATTATCACTGGTACAACTACATCATTAATTCGTAAGGCATTTTTTGGCAAAGTTGACAGAACGAAGTCCTACGAAGTAGGGTTGTCGCGGATTACGGCGGACAGCACTGACGAAAAAACTTCTGACGAGATTTACTGGACGGTTTTCCGTGGCACGTCAAATGATCCGCCGCTGAATTTTCCTGTGCCGATGGCACAAATCGCGCTGCGAATCAAGGCGACAGAGGGCGCACAGAATCAGATTGATATTGTGAATTGCCTTGCGTCATCGTATGCACCACGGTTTATCGATGGAGCATGGGAAACCACGGCAACGGACATATCCAATAACCCCGCTGCGCTGTTTCGTGGGGTGCTGATTCATCCTGCCAACAAACAACCAAGAGACCTAGCACAGATAGATGACGATACTTTGGGCGAATGGTACGAGCTTTGTGAGACTGAAGGGTATGCTTTCAATCAGGTGCGAGAGACGGTATCAAGCGTGTGGGATACCTTAGCGGATATTGCCTTCGCCGGCAGGGGTGCGCCATCCATGCCGTATGGAAAGTGGAGCGTGGATTTCGATCAAGCAACCCGGACAGTTAAAGGACACGTTACCCCACGAAATAGCTGGGGTTTCCGTTCTGAAAAGGTACTGATTAACAGACCACATGCCTTCAAAATCATATTCAACAACGAAGACAAAGACTACCTTGAAGATGAGGTTTACGCCTACGATGACGGATACAGCAAGGAAACTGCCACGGTAATCGAACGGCTTGAGTTCAAAGGAATAACAAGTTCTGACCTTGCTTGGAGATTTGGCCGGTATCAGATCGCGCAGGCAAGACTGCGGCCTGAGACGTATACCGTATTTATGGATTTCGAGCACCTGACCTTCCGCCGTAACGATTTGCTTATGGTTTCGCACGACGTGCCGCGATGGGGCGACAATTGGGGCCGGGTGAAAAGCCTTGTACTTAACATTGATGATGACATTGAAGGTGTGGTTGTAGATAGTGAAGTGACTATGGAAGCCGCGACAAGCTATGCCGTGCGCTTTCGGCTATCGGACGGATCGAGTCTTGTGTTGTCTGTGGTATCTGCGGCAGGAACATACACTGAATTAACGTTTACAACCCCTATTCCTCAACTGGACGGGCCAGCGGCGGGTGATCTGTTTATGTGCAACGTTGCGGACACGACAGCAGTCGAGCTTATCTGCTTGGGCATTCGCCGCCAGCATGATTTGGTGGCAGAGGTAACGTTTGTCGACCATGCCCCAGCGATTTACGATGCAGATACCGGTACTATTCCGCCGTTCGATTCCAATATAACCGGCAGACTCTTTCCCTTATCGTTAGCCACACCCGTAATCGAGAGCGTGCGCGCGGAATTGTA